AAGCGTCATGCCAACCGTAACAGTACCCGTGAGGGACGATACGGTAAGAATGTTGCTTGCAACAACGCCTGTGAAAGAAGCGAGGCCGTCGATGAGGAGAAGGTTCGACACGAGCGCACCGGTGTTCTGGTTGATGCATGTCTGGCCAACCGCAACGCCGGTTGAGGTAGAGTTAGTGGATACCAACGTCATTGCCGTGCCACTGGTCACGTTTGCAGCGGCTGCAATAGCAGACGTGCTAAGTGCAAAAGGGGCATAGTTCAACGTCAAGATATCGCTTGAACCAAGGAAGCCAGCAGTAACAGCGCCGAAGTTCTGGCCGGGCTGGTACGAGAAGGCTGGACGAGGATCAGCAAGTGCCGCCCCTGCATAAAACAGGGACGGGCCTAATTCTGGGTTGTAATCGGCNAATGCCGACTGTCCGTAGGAAACTACNGGACCAGAGAATGCAGTAATAGCCATGAATTATCCCTTCTGAGTGCCATTGAATAATACCACAACTTCTTCTTTGTCAGAATGTTCATCCAAGTATTGAATTGCTGAAAGGAAAATATTTCTATCTTCTTTTAACTTTCCAATTCCTGTATTGCAATCAGAACAAAGTAACCCTCTAACTGAACCCGTTTTATGGTTATGGTCTACAGAAAGCGCCTTGACCTTACCTAAACGAGTTGCCGTTTCGGGCTGTGAACATATCGCGCAAACACCATTTTGCCGGTGAAACATTTCCGCGTATTCTTGACGGGTAATTCCAAAACGTCTTTGACGTTCTTTATCACCCAGAATTTCGCGGTTTTTTTCGCGATATGATAATTGATAAGCGCGTACAAGTTCAGGATTTTCAGCTTTACGCTTTTCATTCGAGCGTCGGCTTATTTCCCTTGCTTTTTCCCGATTTTCAGAACGCCACTTAGCGGCCCTCAATCGTTCTTTTTCGCGCTTATCAATCATTTTTTTTCACTATTACGAAGTTGGGAAGGATCCAAAAATGGCCCTCCAGTTGTAATATCCAAAGGAATAACGCTCATAGCCCTTTACGAGCAAGTTATCAGTGACAAAATCGACCTGCATATCTGATTCGAACTTGATGCGTTCCATGTAGGCAAGACCATCAATGTTGGTCAAAAGGAACCACGAGTAAGCAGACGTCAAGAAGTCGTTGACAACGTAACCCTCTGGCAAACCACCGGCAGTGCTAAGGATCGCGTTGACATCATTATCCGCAGTACCCGGACGCAGTTCAGTCTTCGTGAGACGAATTGCAACTGGTTCGAGCTGTGGTGGAACGATGAGCTTGCGACCACGAGCGAATACTTTCAGGCCAGCCTGATCCTTAAAGTTGGTACGAATGTTGATCATACCGTTAAGGAGCGAAGACTCATTCAAGTCCTGCTGGATGCTGAAGGTGTTAGCCACGGTAGAACCGTCGATAGGATGTGCGGTGGAGCAGAGAGCCACACCGTCAGCGCCGACCGCCGCGTTATACGTCTGAGCCGTGTTCAGGATGTTCGCGCCATAAATCTCTTTGGTCTGTTGGAAAGACTCAATGAGACCAAGGTTCGAAGGCATGAACTGGGTCTTGTAGAGGTTGTCATCAATTGCCTTACGGGTGATCGCGTAACCAAGTGCGATTTCCGTGTGCTCCTGATTGTAGACAAAACGCTCACCAGCGCCCGAATCAAACGAAGTCTGACCGCCTTCGGTCTTCAACTGAGCCAAACCAAGGTAACGCATTTCAGCGGTACGTTCGAGGGCCATCTTCGATTCATGCTTAGTGAAAATCTTGTCGTACTGAGATGGGATCATCTCATACTTGCCTTCAATTCCACGGAGACCGGGGAGCAAAAGGTCTTTAATCTGTGAGAGATTAACAGCCATAATTATTTACTCCTTACGAGATGCCGGTCACTGCGCCGTTAGAACGCCATGCTTCATTGTTGAACTGGACGACTACGTTGCAATACTGCGTTGTAGGATCGCCACCGTTACCAAATGACACAGAGTAATCGACGATAGTGAATGGGAAGGTAGCCGTCGTGCCAAGCGACGAAAGGTATGCGCCCGAACGGCCAGTCGCCGTCGAACCAGTGCCAATCGAGAACTGAGCATTCTGACCAATCACACCAGAAGTCATGTTTGTAACCGTACCAGTCATTGGGAATGACGAAGTGCTGGTTTGAACAATGAAACGTGCGTTTGGATCATCGATGACATAAGCCTCAACGTCGCCCGTTGCATCGGAACCCGGCCAATAGTTTGACCAAACAACGCGCTTCTGGGAGGTGGAGAGATACTTACAGCCAACGAAAATGCCCGCGAGAGCAGTCGTGCCGGGAGCAGCCTGAGTGATGTAACCATTGGCCGTACCAACGACCGGCATTACCGGATCGCCAGTGAAGATGGCCGTGGTGTTGGTGCTTGCGATTCGGCGTGGAGACTGGGCGAACGTAGGAGCGCCGCCAGCACCACCCTGAAACTGCAAGAAGCCGTAATACGCTTGCGTATTCGCCATAGCAGATAATCCTGAATGATGAAGGTTGCTATGCGCCCGGCACTGCCAACCTAGAATAATTGTGNCCCGCCTCCCCAAGGGCGAGTGGTTGTCGTTTACTTATCCTCTGGAACAGGGATAGGGCTAAACGACTTCTTTACCGAAGGACGGACGCGATCATGTTCGCGAGTCATAGTTCCATCGGGTGCTGTACTAAGTTGTGCTTCTTTAGCACGTACTTGTGTTCTAGCACGACGCAATTCTATATCACGCGCTTCATTTGTCAACGTCAAAGGACGTTCCATCAAAACTTGGCCTTTACGCTCAATAATTGTGTAATTACCTGATGGCATCATCTCAGGATGACGACTTGCTGGGACTGGTTCCCAACCACCACGAGCGATCTGGACTTGATAGGACGGGTCTTCCTTGCCTAAAAAGGTGTGACGTTTCCATTCATAGGACCAGCCATCTGGAACAATAGATGCATCGACATAAAACTCATCAATGCCATCACTATCAAGGCCGCCACGTTGATTACGGATTTGTTCCGCACGACGGGCTGCACGTTCACGGGGGTCTTCATCACGCAGAGCCTCACGAACTGGCTGACGTGCTGGAATCTTTTCTACTTTATACTTATCTGCTTCAGTCATAATCATATCCTTAGTTTAAACGGCCTTCACGCTTTAGCGCGACCATGTTTTTTGCATAATCTTCAGGCGAGTAACCCATCATGNATGCCATTTCACGCTGCTCCGGTGTCAACCGAACAGTTGTCGGTTTACCAGATGTGTTTGATGCCATGCGGGTGGTTGGTGCTGCGGGTGCTGCCGTTCTTTTCTGAGTTGGAGCGGCTGCAATCGAGACAACATCATCATCTGCCTCTGGTTCTGGCGCATTACGCAGACCAAGACGGCTTTCAACATGCTGGAAATACGCATCAGTGTCGGGAACGTATCCTTCACCCATTGCGTGGTTGTGTGCGCGAACCATACTCTCGTACTTCTTAGGATCACGAGCGTAATCTGGATTATTTCTAATCCAATTGGCCGAACGTGGCGTAAGACGTGACGCAAATTCTTCAACGGGATCATTGTTGACCTGTTGAACGGGCTGCCTCAGCTTATTCTCAAGGGCTGACTTACCATTTTCAAGAGTTGATAGCTTGTTAGCATTCAATGCCAATGCTTCTTGGATATCCGCAACCTTGCGATAGTCACCAGCCGCCATTGATTCGGCGTAAGCATTTTTCAAAAGCTCTGAATTACTCTTTGCTTTATCAATAGCACTCACAATTAGCTGATAATCACCGTCCTGAACGTCACGTTGTGCTTTGTTAGCCAGCTGTTGAGCTTCATTTGCACGTCTATCTGCATCAGCACGAGCTTTACGCTCATCTTCCAACTGCTTTTTAAGATGATTAATGCCCTCTTCAGGCGTAATTTCATCAGAAACCGCAGCTTTTTCTACATTTACCGGAGCATCATCGTTAACAACTTCAATCTTGTCTTCGACTTCCGGCTGAATTTCTTTCTCTTCAGTCATACTAACCTCTTACCAAACCGTGTCTGGATATTTAATGCTGCCACGAATGTCCGTGTCTTCAAGGATACGGCACGAGACGCCATGAACATTGACCGACCAGCCATCCGTGACGCGGAAATAAACCCAATCGCCAATTTCAACATTGGTATCAACGAACCACTTATTGTCTGGATCGACAAAGGCCGTTGCGCCCTTCTTAAGAACCAAACCAACCTTGCCCTGATACCGATCTTCACTGCGAGTATCGTCTGTCAGGATGATGCCGCTCTTAGTTTTCTCTGGACGCATATAGATTGCGACCAAAATCTGGTTATTGAAGACGTTAATGTCATCAATACTGCCAATTTCCTCTAAAATTGCTTTTTTTGGATCATCAGCGTGCTCCATACGCATATATGGCATTAGATATTCCTTTCTTTGCCGTTATTAATGGATTCGGCCTCGTCCATGAGGTCGATAACCTTTCGCAAACCATAGATGATCCCAGAGCGGTACTTGTAGTCCGCTATGTTCTCGATCATTCCCTTGCCCAAATGGTCCATCTCCTCAATGATTGTCTCATCAATCAATTGAGCAAGTATGCGGGCGAACCTGTCTGAATATGTTTGTGCCATGAGGGGTACTATAATACCGCTCTTTGTCTATTTGTTTGCGATGATCGTAATGTCCCAATGAAATTAGATTTGCATTGAGTGTAAAAGTGTGTTATATAATAGGTGTCAGGGTAACTTGGCACTAACGATATACAAAACGGAGAACACCAATGACCGAACTAAAATGGCTTTATACGGTATCGCCGGTTGGCTGGATGGATATGAGCCGCGAACAAAAGAAAGAAATTTCATCTAAAATTAGGGAAACCGGCTACGAATACAAGCGGCATAAAACATCTGATCTTGCTGCCCAAGATGTTAATTACATTGAAAAATTAACAGGCATTAAAATGAAGGTGCAAGAGTGTTATCCCGCGCT